ATTGCTGTTACTCTCGCAGACTAGACAGGCAATTATGTTAGTCTCCATAGTGGATTTAGGATTGACCATTAAGGGCGTCGGTCCTAATAAAGGTGAAAACCTCCCTTCTCCAATGATTATTCGGTTTGTATCGTTCCACAAAATGCAATTACCAAATTTACCGTCATTGGGTTCTTCTACTTCTAGATCCAAAATACGAGCCTTTATATAACTATAACTAGGCAAGTAAATTTTCTCTCCTTGTAGAAATTTATTAGAAATAAGTGAATGTATTTTATCCCTAATTCTTACAAACTGTTTTTCTTCACAATGCAAAAACAAATCCCATAAAAAGCTAACAAAAGCATTGCTAACTTGATTTGAAAATAGTTCTGATTTCGAAGGTAAAAACCAATCCATAGTCTTCAACATAGAATCATAATTTAAGGGTGCTACCCATATACCAAGATCCTTCCGAAATTTAAAATTTCTTTTTAAGAAACTACATGTATTGATATCAAGAAATTTTTGCATTTCACCTTTCTTAGTGGCAGTAGTAAACTCCATATTATAAACTTTATCACAAAACTCTTGATAACTTATGTTATTAAAATCCTCTGCTACCAAATCCTTAACAGAACTTAATACATCGTCCCCAAAAGTGTTAGGCAAGACGTAATCAAAGAAATATAAATGTTGAGTGTTAGGATTACTATACCAATAATACATCAACATTAACACGCCGTCAATAGAATTTAGTTGTGTAGTCCCTACACCTCCAGAAAGAGTTATTATAGCTAAAAATAAATCTAAACAAATTGTTATATAAGGCCAAAATAAATCCGTAATAACTCCCCGACATCTGTTAAGAGCAATGTGATTATACCCAAAATATTCGAGTATTTTATAAACATAAGTTAGACCCGCTAAATGGATTTGTGATGGTTTACGCACATCATACGATCCATAATCTCCTTCAAACTTAAGTTTTGAAAACTTTTCTAGATCTTTAACTAACTTATCGGCACCCGTATACATATTTATTCCTATAGAACAACAAAATGCACTACTATGTTCTACCATTAAAGCTAATAGTGGTCCAAATAACATATTACATACTACTAAAAAATCAATTGGAGCCATATAAAATAAACGAGTTTTACCTTGTGCTACTTTATCAATATCACGTGGTTCATCTTTGAATTGAGTTTTGTTTATAGGATTAGAACTAAACCCAGAATCATAACAATCAAAAATCTCAGCCACTTTCGCTTTAAGATCACAAACTGCTTCTCTAGTTATTTTACTAGGTTGTTCATCAACAATTGGCAGATAATCTTTTTTAGAACCAATAAACCCATAACCTGCAGCAGCATTAGGGTTCATACGTCTAAAAAACGGATTTTCTACAACACCATTTATAGCATGTTCCATCGTTAAAGG